TATCATGGTTCGTCTTTTTGTCTCCGTATTCTTCGTGTCTCTTGCCGCTCAATAGCTTTGCGGCTATTTTTAAATTGTCGTTTATGTCTATTACCATTTACCCTCGCTATTAAATCTTTTAATTCCTTTCTTGTTCGTACATCATCTAGGTCTGCTAAGTCACATACCATTCTAAAATCGTCATGGTTATTTTCAAACCAATCCCACGCAGTAATAAAAGCTTTCTTATCTTCCTTACCACTTCCCACGTAAACAAGGTCTTGCAACAATTGGTCTAATGCCGCTCGCCATAATCTTACGTGAGCATCTAACTCACCCCACCTATCATCAACAGCTTTTGCTGTAAAAAAATGTGGTCGCTTCACTACTCATCAGCTTTTGTGCTCTTAGAGAACTTGGCTAATGTTTTCCATGCACTTTCATTAGTGTATATGGAGCCTAGAAAACCCAAACCTTTTTCCATCTCTGGTTGCAAGGCATGTTGGGCATGCATGGTATCATGTATCAATCCACTTACTTTTATATTTTGTTTGTAAGCTAACCATGATACATCATACGTTTGATTCTGTGCAACTTTAACTAAGTTCGTATCTTCTAATAAGTCTTTAACCCATGCCCACGCTTTGTCTTCTTCATCACGTGACCAATAGTTATACTTAAATGGGACCACGATTGCATGATTTAAAGAGGGGGCAAATCCAATACACGTTATCTGCCCTCCTGCTGTTTCTATATCGAAAGCTAATGGTGCCTCAGCATTGTTTCTATATATGTATTCTGATTCAAATGCATACATGTCCTCTAGCTTAGGTTCAATCCATAACTCTCTTGTTGTATAATTAATATGTGAAAATTCTGATTCACGTCTGGCTTTTTTAAAGTCAGAATAAACGTGCGCTCTGAAGCCATAGTTTCTAACTACGGCAGAAGGATTATAAGAAGGTACTACCTTAACTTGTTTTAATTTCTCTTGAGTTGAAGGAATAACGGCACCTCTGTATATACCTACCTTATCAAATCCTGTTAGTGCCCACAATGAAACGCCCCCCATTGCTATAATAACATTGGGGTTTGTCTCATTGAGTTCATTGTATAAACGTTGCAAGTCTTGCTCCATCTCCTGCTTGAGGTAGCCATAGGTGGTAATCGGATAGGAAGAACGCCACTCACTATCTTTACACAAAGCTTTATATTCAGAACGTTTGTGAAAAAAATTTTGGGGATTATCTTGTGCAGGCTTGAGTTGAATAGTGTGGGTGAGCATACAATCTTCTATTTGTATCCCTGCTAGTCTACAAATCTTATTAACTATAAAATCTCCTGCAAGTATTTTATTTAAACGAACTTCATTAGAGTTAGGATAGTCCATAACGATAGCTATCTTCGCCCCCTTTTTTAATTGAGAGGGGACTCTCTGTTTAACCGCATACTCACCCATGACGTACTACTTATTAGCTAGTATTCTAGATACTGAAGCTTGTAGTATATCTTTGTTACGTCCAACCATTTCGTGTTTAACAATACCACTAAATGATTGTCCGATAGATTGTTCAAGCATTTCCCCGAACGAAACACCACTCATGCCGAGTGATTTTGTTAGGAAAGCTTTAAGTGAAATCACAGGGTTACCCTGTCTAAGTGCTTTTTTGGTTGCCCAAAATTCTAATCGAGTACCATCACAGTTCTCTAAATCTGCATCCGTAATATCAGATTCTAAAACCGCATTGGCTTTACAATTAAGTCGCACAATTTCGTTTTGGTTTTCACCGACCTTATCCGTACGATAAGATGTAATAACAAAGTCATAACTACCTTCTGGTAAAGTTATAGACTCTGGTATATCCTCTGGATTCATCGATAAAAAGTCACTAACATCAGCCATTAATTACCTCCTGTCTTGATGTTGATTACATTATCCTTCTTGGATAATCTTTGTCGAGCATTCTTTTGAATAGCCTCAAACAATTTCGCTAAATCTAATTCAGTATTAGGCTCCAATAATTTTGGTGCTGTTACTTTTAAATCCATGCGATGGTCTGAAACTGTACGCAAAGTTCTCTCGACTCCTTTGCTAGAACTTCTAGTATCTATTCTGCAAACACAATTAAAATACCTACCTAACTTAGTAGATAATTTAGAACCGACACTAGTAGGGTATGCTTTAGACACACCCAAGTCGCCTTCCATGTATTGCATATGGGTAGTAACTACCACATTACATGGAACTTCTGCTCCTGTTATATATTGAATGATGTGTTGAACATCACGCGCTGCAGTCCCCCATTCTGGTTGGCTGGCTTGGTCAGTGGGCTTCTTGTTATTAAATACAAGTGCCCCCCTCAAAGCTGCTTCACCCATTAGGGTTAGACTATCGATAACCAACACATCTTTAGGTGTCCACTTACTAACAGGACCGAACTCTTCTCCCTCATCTTTCCAATTAGAAATAAGGGTAACTCCCCTGCGAAAAGAATCTGCTTTTCCAATGGGGTCTTTCAACGTAACATAACTTACATTATTAACTGCGTCTGGATTTAAAAATTCTGGAAGGATAGCCAACCCATCATCGTAATCCAAGATACGTAAATTGTATCCAGCATTTGCGAGCTGGGCTAATGAAGCCGTCTTACCAGAACCACTATCTCCTACGAGTAATAGTTTAGTCACATCAGTTGATTGATGATTTTTAATACTTGCCATATTTGTCTCCTATAATTTGTAATACTACCATAAATAAAATAATTGTCAACAACTATCTTTTATTTCTTACACGCAATTTTAATCGTATGCGTCTACGATTTTTTCTTTTACGAGAACCTATCTTTCTCCTTCCTTTATGTTTCTTTCTTTTTAAGTTTGCCCTACTCATTTACATTTCACAGGGTCTTTAACTTTATCACAATAAAATTTTTGTGCTTTCTTTTTATTGGATTCTTTTTTTAAGTTTTGTTTCTCAAGTATCTTTCTTTTTTTATCTGGGTTTGGTTCGCCATCTAAAACTATATCAACTACCTTAGCTGTTTCTTTTGCCACCAATAAAGCACAGTTACTTAAACTGATTGCACATAATAATAAAATTATTAATCTCATTTCTTTCTCTTAAATATTTCTTCGGGTACATGAATAACATTATCTACTTTCAAATCATCATGAGGTTCACGAATAAAATCTTCTTGTAGCAAAATCGTACGGTGCTCAGGTGCCTCACCACATACTTCTCTGAACTTACACCCACCATAATTACCACATGACGTAAAGTTAGCAGGATACCATTGGTTATCTGCGTATGCATCTGATAAAGATATATGATACTGTGCATCATTATACCATTCTAATATAGATTCTTTTGAAACATTAAATATACTTCTATTAAATCTACAGAAATGTACTCCAGTTTGTACTGCATCAATAATAAATCCTGCAATGTTTAAACCTAATACAAATCTAGCCGCCCAAATATATGCATAGATTTGATTGCTCGGTTGAAAGTTTCTAAAATATAAATCAGTAAGTGAAGTCTTTGTTGTTTTAGTATCACATAAATACAAACGATTATCTAATTCCACTATCTTATCTATTCTTCCAGAGAATCTATGACCATGTATACCAAAGGGAACTTCAAATCTTTTCTCTAGGCAGGGGGCACCATTTGGCATGGTCGCAATTTTTAAATTGTCTTCCCAATATTCTTCTGCTCTCCAAACGATTGCCCTCATCGCAGCTTCGAGACCTCGTGCTTTATCTTCAGCTTGGCTTAGGTCTTTGCCATATTCTTTTATAACAAAAGCTACTGCTTTATTTACAGTTTCATCTTTGGATTTGCCCTCATGTTTTCCTTTGTCCAATACTTCAAAGCCATCATGAACAGCTGACCCAAATCCTGTAACAGGTGCATAGAGTTTTAACTTATATCCTAATAGATTAGAAAGGTTGTATGCTCTAGGACACGCAGAAAATGTAGATAAACTAGATGAGTCCCATATTTTTTGTCTTGGTTTGTCATCTTGTATTATATACTTCTTTAATTTCTCTGGTTGTTTCATCACATTAACTCCTTCATTCCTATGATTACTACAATAAAAGCTATTAGATATACTATCAATAGTCCCCAACCTTTTGCATGTTCTTCCATCAAACCCCATTGCCTTTTCTTTTCTATTCGTTTAGCCATAACCTCTGCACGTAGTTCTTTCATACGAGCCATACGCCAATGCTTGGGTGCCTCCTTTGGGAAGGGGTGGTACTTACCTATAAAATCTATTTTATCTTTTTCTTTAGACATCGCCCACCAACACATCTAGAATATTGTCACCTGCTTTTTCTGGAGTTTTAGTTCGTGCAGCTTTGCTAGTTATTCTTTTACCAGCTTTCTCAGCAGACCTTATGTTTTCCCTAGTCTTTTTAAGATAAGAGATTATAGTTTTAATTCCTTCTTCATCACTAGCTAATTCAACGGGGTCTTTTTCTAAAAGTTCTGTTGGTATAACTAATTCTTCTGTAACAACTTCTTCTTTTTTCTTCGGCATGTTTACCTCATTTCATTTTATACATTACCATAGCTATACCTACCATAGATATAACTAATATAATCAATCCATAATCTTGAAACCATTGCATCTTATTCCTAACCATAATAATATTTTACTATCCCACTTAAAAATATAAAAGCTCCGACAGCATTTACTGTAATCAGTGCTCGGTCGTGCCACAATATTCCTACTATTAACCAACCCGTTATGCCTAACAGATGTAAGTATAAATTGTGAGGAACAATTTCTATGCTAGTAAATGACATACCTACTAACAATGTAATTGATGCCAACCATTTTATATACCACGATGCACCACTTCGCGGGGTTACTTTATTAATCTGGGTCTGTTCCACCATAACTAATCCTATCCCAATTATCTTCTTCCTCTATTGGAATCTTAACAGGCTCAACTGATAAGATTGTAGCATCTGGAATCGTTATTAAAGTACGAGTAAACTTATTAGACACATATGTCCTTGAAGTTTTATCAAACTTTAAATCTCCTTCCATAACTTTTTTCGCAGCTTGTTCTTTGTCTCTAGCTACGACCTCCCAATGCTGTGTAAAACAATGGGAAGTAGTCACATCAAACTTTTTCATTTTTTCTCCTCATATATTTTTTGTGTGGT